AAGTTCCTGCGGGATTACTGGCAGATCTAATTTATTCCGGCTTGAAATGATTCTGACAATCGCGCCGAGCGTGTAATCATCGTAAGACTGGCTGATTTTGTTATCAAAGGAACCGCGGAAATCTGCGCTGCGGGCAACCACTCCTATTTTGTCCGGAGAGCCGGAATGAGTGACTGTATCGACCGTGAAATAGCCGCAGTCATAGAGCGCCTGTTTCGACCACCCCAGATGCAGATGTAAAACGGTGCCGCGAACGGGCATTTGCAATTGCCCGTCGCTGTCATCGAAGGTTAAATTCAATGTGTCTGCGGTAAAACCGCTGTTATCCGTGACAGATAAACTGATGATCCGAGCAGAGATATTTTCTTCCAGCACCTTATTTTTTATCGTCAGCGTGAATGCGGGCGTGATGCGTGCGCCAACGGGTAGCTGCAAATCAGTAAGCATGATCAGACTCCGCTGGCGAAATTGTTGAGTGCCGAACTGGCCTTGTTATATAAGCCCTCGGCCTGGGTCAGCAGATCGCCGAACATGGCGGCCTGCGATTCATCGACGCGCGTCAGATTGAGCGTGAAATTGATGCTTCGCGCCTGGCCGCTGGAAGTAAACTCGGCATTGTCATTGGCTATACTTTTGATAACGAACATGCCGTAAATCGTGCCACTGCCTTCAATGAGCGGCCATGCCCGCCCTGAATCTGCCATGCTCTGCAGTGCCTGCAAATAGCGCATGCCGCCGGTCATTTCAGGCAATAATTGCCCGGTGATTTTTATCGTTTCCTCACCCAGCCCGAGAAACTGCGAGACCGGACGCTGTCCGAAACGCGCGTTCGCCCCCCAGCCATAGTTCACCTGACGGTTCGTATTCTGATAGGGCAGCGTGCTCAACTTAAACACAAATAAACCCAGTGACATCATCATGAGTAAATCCCTCCGTTGTTGTACTGGCTGAGGAGATTGTTGGTATTGTTCCATTCCCGCTGGTTAATGGAATCCTCGATCCAGGCTCTGACCTGGTTATGATCCGTCTCCGGGGTAGCTGTGAAACTTAAATTTACCGTCGTTGCCCGGTTATCCGTCAGGTTGTTGGCCACGCTGCTTTTAGCTGGCTGATACAGGTTCAGCGCACCGCCGGTTGGGGAGATGCCATCTAATGGCGGTGTTGAGATATCCGTGCGTTCAGCGGGTTCACTGTCACCAAAAATGGAGTCCCATCCTTTTTTCGCCCAGCTAAAGACTTCGCCGATTTGAGAGACGGCTTTATTCAGCGTGACGAAAATCTCTGCGATCGCTTCTCCGACCTCTTTGCCGATATCAGTGAAGCCGCTCAGGGTGTCCTGAGTGAAGTGGATTGGCTCAAACAAATCCGTAATCCATCCCAGCGCGGTTCTGAACGGTGTAAACGCGCCACTTATTGGCCCCATTGCAGCAGTAAATCCGTCAATCACTCCGCCGACAAAGGCACTGATCGGTTCCCAAAGTTTCACTACGGCGATCCCGATCCCGGCGATCAGTGCGATGACGGGCAGAAGTGGCAACCCGATGGCCGTGAACGCTGCGGCAATCATGCCACCGGTACCGGTAAAAATAGTCCCAAGCAAACCGGCTCCCGCCATCAGCATACTGATGCCGCTGAGCACCGGCGCGATGACCATGCCGAGCGCACCCATACCGCCGACAATGCCCGTGATGCCTAATGCCAGACCGAGCAGGGAATTCACCAGCATAGGATTATCGGTGATCCAGGTATTGATCGTGCCCAGCCAGCTGGTAGCCGTTTGCGTCAGTTCACGCAGGGCGGCACTTTGCCCGTCAAAAAGATTGATACGGATAGTGTCCCAGGTGGCAAATAACTTAGTGATATCGCCATCCAGATTGTCGCCTTTCACGGTCACCGCCATCTGCGCAGCAGGCGTTGCGCCATTCAGTGCCGCCGGTGTTTGTTCCAGAACCTGATCGGCATTCATTCCGCCTTTCGCTAATGCCTGCTGTCTGGCGACAACCTCCGCCGGCGAATGGCCGGAAGCCGCCATCGAAAGACTTTGCTGACGCAGAGCGGCAATGTGCGGATCGTCATTTTTCAGTCCGAGGACCGACTGCACTTCAGCCAGCCCGGCCTCCAGATCTGCACCCGGTTTGAGAAAAGTTTGCGCCAGCGCCAGTTTCGGTTGTGCAAAGGAAAGGGCTGATGAGCTGATATTTTTTAACTGGCCAATTTTCAGTTCGCGATTTTTAAACTGTTGCCCGATCTCCAGCCCTTTCTGTTCCATTTGCATCGGGCGTTGCTGCCGCAACTTTTCTGCCGGCTGGCTGACCACCGCCTTTTTCAGGCCGGAAAATGCCTGCGTTTCGGTTTCGCTGTCCGGGGCGAAAAGCGACTTTTCAAACTGAAGGGAAGCATCAGTGATGTCTTCTGAGACGACGCTGAATAATGTCTTCCCGGGCAGCATCATCAGATTTTCTCTGACCTTGTCGGTTTCGGCCCTGAAGGCGGCCAGATCCTGATTTATTTTTTCCAGCGTGTGAGGTAACTGTTCGAGATTACTCATCTGTTTTTACTCCGCTGCGTTGCAGTGCCTTATGTCGCCAGTTCAGCAGATCGGTGAGTGACATACCGTCCATCTCGGACGGCGGCCAGTGAAATATCACCGCGATATCTGCCATCAGGTCATCCACGGTGAGGCGGGGCGCAATACTTACGCCACCGGTTTCGGCGATAAAAAACCTATCACCTTACCTGCCAGCGCGATCAGATCGGGAAGCTCCAGGCGCGAGCATTCTTCTTTGGTCAGATTCGGATACGTGATGCGCGGCAAAATAGTGATCAGCGCGTCCACATCGGCGTTCGCCAGCGCCGCGAGGCCGATACCCCGCAGGCTACCGGCTGTGGGTTTAGTCACCTGAACTTCAGTGATTTCCATTTCACCGCGTTTTAGCGGAACATCCAAAATCACGGTGTTGTCGTTGATATCAGTGAGATTCATACGTTTTCCTGCTTAAATCGGAAATCAAGCCGGCAAAAGCTGCCGGCTCAGGGAAGGGATTACAAGCCGAGCGCGGTGCGGTGTTCCGCCAGACGGTCAACGCCGTTGACGACTTCCACCATATTGACGGTGTCGATCTCAATCAGCTCTTTGCCGTCGATGGTCAGTTTGAAATACGTACACTGGGTGGTGACTTTGGTTTCAGTATCTTCACCCTGTTTGTACTCGCCGAAATCAAACTCTTTGTGACGGCCGCGCATCATCACTTCGACTGCGGAGACATCACCGGTGTCGTCGCGCTGCAATGAACCGGCAAACCGCAGCGGAATATCTGATGTGCTGCCCCATTGCTGCAGAACCAGCTCCTCCAGACCGCCGATGGACCATTCCAGCGTCAGCGCGTCGTCATCCAGCCCGAAGTCCACCGCGACCGAACCGCTCATGCCGCCGCCACGATAGTTTTGCAGCTTACGGGTGAGTTTCGGCAGCGTCAGTGAGGAGACCAGACCGAGGTAGCTGTTCCCGTCATTAAACAGGTTCAGGTATTTCAATTTCTTAGGAAGTGCCATGAGTTTTTGTCTCCTTAGCTGTTTACGGACGCGGCAAAGTTCACCAGGTAAGAGTCGGTGATACGCTGGCGCAGGGTCAGATCTTCCAGTGGAGGAACCGGAGTGTAGTCGTAATCGATATACAACTTACCGGCCTTCAGAGTTTCAGCGGTGTTCGCGGTTTCGTCATACCAGCAGTCGCCGTCAATGATGTAACCCGCTGATTTCATTTCGCGCATTTTGGCTTTGATGCCGTCAATCATGTCGCGCACCAGTGTCGGGGTCATTGGTTTATCGACCGCCCACATGTGCGCTTCGGCCATGGTGTCGGCCAGAACCTGCGCTGTACGGGTGTAGTTTTCGAACAGGAACAGTGTGTCATCGCTGCAGGTCCGGTTGCCCCAGAAACGGAAACCGTCTTTGCGCACCAGTGTTGTCACACAGGCTTCGTTCAGCAAATCCGCGTCGGTACCCGTTGCCTGCAAATCCCAGAAGACACTGGCGGACAGGCCGGTAACACCGTTAACGCCGACGTTGGATAAGGTTTTATGCCAGCCAGTGTCCTGGTCAATTTTGGCGCGTAAACCCAGAGCGCGGGCGGTGGCATAAGCGATATCAGACTGGCTGGTGGTGGTATTCCAGTTAACAAAGTCTGGCCAGATCAGCATCAGCTCGCGCTGGCTGAAGTTGTCGCGGTATTTGATCGCATCAGAAATGGTTTTTGCACCATAAACGCTGACATAACCGAACGCACGCAGCTGCTGACAAACACCTGCCAGCGCGGTCGCGACAGCCTGGTTATCCAGACCAGGAACACCCAGAATACGAGGCTTCACGCCCAGCTCTGCCTGCGCAGAAAGCAGCGCTTTCATACCGGTGTAACGGCCATTGGCATCAGAACCGCCAATGATGTTGCTGGTGGTTGCGGCTTCATCTTCACCCGTGGCGACACGTACCACGACGGTGACCGGTTTACACTGGTCTGCAATTGCCAGAAGCGCGGCACGCAATGTTCCGCTGGTGCCCGCTTTACCGCTGGCCGCCAGAACGTCAGTGATCAGAACCGGGGTATTCAAAGGGAAAACAGTCGCATCCGCATCTTCTGCGGTACAAACCATGCCGATAATTGCTGTGGAAACGGTGGAAATAACGCGGGTGCCGTCGTTGATTTCGACAACACGCACGCCGTGATGATAATCAGCCATCAGGGTGACTCTCTCTGTTGTGGGTGGTAAAGCAAGGATGCCGGTTCGCAACAGAAAGCGCATTTGATCAGGGGCGTGGGGGCGGTGGCACAACAGAGAGGGGAAATAAAATAATAAAAAAGCCCCCGAAGGGGCTTAAGATCAGGCCGGAATTTCGGGCCAGGTGATGTCAGGGGCAGTGGATGTATCAATTCTATTAACGAGTATTCTAAATATCATCCAGTCCTTTAGGGTTACTAATTCGTCTTCACTTGCCATTGCGAGTTCTTTAGCATCTTGTAATGGTGTAATAATATTCGTTGCCTTATTTAATAATTCCCTCTTTTTTTCATCTGCAATTTCTTGGTTTTCAAGTGGGGTATAAACTCTGGCTACAATTTTATTCCCATCAAAAGTCCAGTTCCCACCACTTACAGGAAGTGTGAAATTGTCGGTGAATTCTTTTAACTCTGTAATGCAAAAAGATTGTGGCCAAAGAGTGGATGCATCATGACTTGCAGATATGATTAATCCGTTACTTTCCTCATACACTATTTTTAAGGTGTCTTTTGAAAATCGTTTTTGTAACTGATACCAGTCATTACCGTGAGTATCTTCAATAAAAACAATTCCATGATTCTGGGCCAGAGTTAATTCTTCATCAGTAAGTTTATTACGAACTGTAAAAGGACCATAACTTTGAATTTTCATGCATACCCCACTGTATACCAGTTGCCACCGACTGCTTTTTGAAGAGGACGGAGTCTGATCCAATAGTTAGAACTGCCAGCATCTTTGAATGAAGTCATAACACCACCGCCCATCCTTTCGTTATTGCCGCGCTCCTGAAATTCTGCTGACGCTGCTAATCTGATATCCGAAACGAAACTCCCATATACCCAATTTCGGACATTATTCTCTGAAATATTAACTAAGTTTTGAGCATCGTTATGCATGTTGGTGTTATTATTTGCCAGCCACGTATTGAGATAGCCATTCCATACTGAACCATAGATGTTTCCATCTGAATAATGAGTTGCCGGGCCAAGTTGCAAATAAACATCAGGTCCGTTTAAATGAAGTGAACCTCCATTTCTAAATGTGTAATAGGCCTCTGCGCCACCTGACGCGACATGAAATCCTAATGCTGCATATTGGCCAATGGTTTCTTCAAAATATGAATCGGCAAATTGCCCTCCGTTCCCCTGAAGCCTTAAACCATTTGTCACATTAGTGTTCGCATTGACTGCATACCAGCCATTTTTTCCAATTAATCCTTTCCCATTAATTATGAAGTCATTGGAAACTATTAATGAGTTTACTGTGTCACCACTGGTATTAACAAAACGATTATCAGAGTCCGTTATGCTATAAGCACCGACATCAGTTGCAGTAAGATTAATATCTGCACTGAGAGCTTTCCCGTTAACTTTTCGGGTATTTGGAACACGCCCGTTAGCATTATCATTTGCTGATTTTGCCAGATCGTAAGACGTTTTTACCGCTTTTGGCGTAGCTGCCAGAACTTCACTGGTGCTATCCACCGCGCTGTTCAGCTGCACAAAACCTTTAGCGGTCAAGGTTCCGTCGGGGTGACGTCGTGAGGCTTCATGTTCTGCCAGCAGATTATTAACGTATTCTTCGGTCGCAATAATCAGGGTGTCGTCGATTGTAAGACTAACCGCATCGGTATCTGTTACGGTTAACACCATGCGCAGGGTTTGCGTCCGGCCAGAGCCTTCTTCGAGAGTGGGTTTATAGCTGTCAGCCATATTGCTGACGGCAATCAGCTCCCCTTGTGCTGAAAACAGCCCCATCTCACGCATCCAAAAACCGCCGACACTTGCCGGAATAATGGCTTCCGCAATAATCCAGTTGGCATTTTTATTGTCGATTTTGATCGAATTCAGCGCCAGACGGTAGGTTTCATGGACCAGCGCCGTCTGACCTGCGGAGGGTTCCGTGGCGCTGCCATTACCGTCACCGACGGCCAGATGGGTGATATTGACGTCTTTTCCACTTTCGATAGCTGATGCAATGCGCGCCTGCCCGATGGTGGTAACGATGGATTTGAATTTGCTCATAAAATTCCTTATCAGTCCGGATAAACAGTGAGTATTTCTGCGTCATACATTGCCGCAGCCAGATAGACGGTGCCGGGAATATCCTGGGTAATGGTCAGCCCGATCAGGTGACGGCTGGCGGGTTTCGCATCATCAATCAGGCGCTCCATTTCTTCGTACATGGCTTCATCGATACCCGAATCCAGAACGCCGATATCGAGTTTGAACGTGCCCGGCGGATCGTCGGTTTCCCACCATTCGGTGACCTTAATGACATAACCAAGAGGCTCGACCACGCGTTTGATGGCGCTGATGGTGCCTTTATGCTGATGGATGAACCAGGCAGACTGAATCACGCTGCGTTTTGTCGCTGTTGGCCATTCGCTGTCCCAGCGATCGACAGAAAGTGCCCATGCCAGATAGGGCAGAAATTTTGCCGGGCAGGTTTGCGGATCCCATAAGGTTTTCAGCGGAACATCCACACGGGCCAGTTCCGCGCAGGCTTCGGCAGCTGCCAGTTCCAGCGCGGATGAACCACTGGGCAGCAGCCTGTTACTCATCGGAACCTCCGACGGTAATCACGTAATTTGTACAATAAGAGGCTTGCGTGCTGTCGAGCACAATGTCTGCGGTGGGTTTAGCAAGCTCAACACGCTGGACGCCTTCGACATGCAGTGCGGCATAGATGGCGGAAAGCCTGATATCGCGGCCCAGGCGATGTTGATCGCTGATATAAGATTTCAGTTTTTCTTCGGCTGCCAGAATGATAGGTTCAGATTCTGGCCCCGGATACAGATAGAGCGTGGCATCAATTTCATAAGGCACCACACTGGCTGATTGCACCAGAACCCGGTCGGCAACAGGTCGTACATTTTCGTCGTTCAGTGCGATACGGACTTTCGTTAATAAGTCTTCCGGAGCGATACCATTGGCTTCACGCGACAGCACAGAAATAGTGACATTGGCGGGGGAGGGACTGATAACCGAGATGTCCGCCACCCGGCCATCTGCAGACAAACCGTGGAATTCGTATGACCCGGACGGGCCGGCAACACTCATTCCTTCAAAGGCCTGCGGGATGCGCGTTCGGAAATCTGCATCACTTTCCATGACAGCTGCGACTGGAGGAACTGTGGAGTTATCTGCAGGCGCCAGCACCAGTCTTTCTACGCCATTATTCGCCGCAAGCTGATCCAGATCACTGCCCGTCGCATAGGCCACCATCACGGCGCGTGCGGCTTCGTTCACCCGCTGGCGCAGGATCAGTTCGCGGTAGGCATTCTCCTGCAACAGTTTGACCAGCGGTTCGGATTCCAGCGTCAGCGTGCGGCTGATGGCCTCCTGCTGATCGGCTGGATAGAGCGAAATCAGCGTCGTTTTACGTTCTTCAAGCAGGCTTTCATAATCCAGTTCTTCGACCACATCAGGGGGCGGTAACTGGCTTAAATCGATCGTTGCCATAAGTGTCAGCTCACAGGAATATTCAGGGAAAAATCCGTTGCCGTGTCGTTACGGCTTCCGGTCAGTTCCACCACCATCTTGCCGGTGTAATCGGTCTCGAAAGTGATGGCATTCAGTGAAATGC